TAAAATTCCTACTTTATTATTTTTATGATGATTAATTAAATACTTTTTTGGTTCTAATGTTTTAGTAAATAAATTAAACCTTAACGAATGTATTTTTGTATGGTTTATTTTATCTAATACAGGTTTAACCATATTTAAATAATTAATAAAAATATTATTGGTTAAATTAGAATCTTTTATTATTTCATTAGTAAATCTATATCCTTCACAAGGTCTATAGTTTACAAAATCGTTATAAAACCAATAAAAAGTATCTCCTATTAATGTATCTCTAATACTAGAAAATAATACAGGGTCTATAAGATTGTTAATAATACTGTGTTTAATATTTTCTTCTGACATACCACAAAATAAAATATATTAATGTTTAAGAATTGTCAACAATATCCCATTGTTGTGTTTCTTCGTTCCAAGTGTACTTGTTTTCATCTATAGGTTCTGCAACAGGAGGTTGCCATTGACAAGTTGTTTCATTTAATGTCCAACTAGCAAAAGGTTTAGGTGGAATGAAAGCATCTTTATCTTCATCGTAAGTATAATTTTTAGCTGCTCCATTTTTTCTTGTACCGTCTTCAAATGTTTGTTTCCAAACAGCCCATCCTGTCATATCTGTCAAAAATGTTATTCCTAAATTTTCTGAATACACTCCATTAGAATCTTTTGTTTCATTATCGTGAAGAGATACTACTTCTATAACTTTATTGTTTAATCCTATTTTTGCAAAATTAGCCATAATGTTTTCCTATGCTGTATACGTACCATTTCCTGTGAATTTAATAACTGTTTTACCACTAACACCTGTTGTAACTGTTGGACTACCTGTTACTGTTCCTGAATAATTTCCATCTGGTACACTTATAATAACTACACCCGATGCTCCACTACCGCCACTTCCCGTACCCGGAGAACTACTAGCTTGATAAATTGATCCACCACCACCTCCAGTATTAGCTGTACCACTAGCAGCCGATGCCGCTACAGCTTTTCCACCTGGACCACCACCACCTTGTCCACCGGGTCCTGATGCAGCTGTTGAATTATCTGCAGCACCTCCACCACCTCCGGCATAAGTAACGGACGAACCTGTTATAGAAGAAGCTGTTCCATTTCCACCTGCTCCACCATAATTAGCAGTACCAGTTTGACCAGTTGCACCTGAAGCTCCTCCACCTCCACCACCACCAGCACCAAAAGCCGGAGAAACTGCACCTGCACCTGCTCCACCATTAGCTCCTTGGCTTGGAGTTGTACTTGGAGTGTTTCCATTACCTGCGGGAGGATTATTATATCCTGCTCCACCTCCAGATCCACCATTACCTGCTGGTGCTCCACTTCCATTACCACCGCCTCCACCACCCGTAGATGTCATTGTAGTTAAGCCTGAACCTGATAAACTACTGTCATTACCATTATTACCTTGATTAAGACTTGTTCCTGTACTTGTTCCACCTACAACAGCAGTATAAGTTGTTCCACCATTAAGAGCTGCTGATGTGGTACGCATACCACCGGCTCCACCTCCACCGGCATTACCATTAGCTCCTGATCCACCTCCAGCAACTACTAAATATTCTGCTGTATAATTTTGAGCTGTTTCAAAAGCAACAGCACCATCAGAATTAGGAATCCAACCTTTAGTTGTGCCTGAAAAAACAATATCTACTGATTGACCACTAGTATCATAGACAGGATTAGGACTTGTATTGCCTTGAAAATTTAATGAATTTTGATTTATTGTGACTGCATTCGTTCCCCAGTTTCTAGCATAGTCTGTAAAAATTAATCTGTCTCCAACTGAAGCAGATCCTGGAAGTGTAATAGTACAAGCATTAGAAGATGTATCTATCCAATAGCCATTTCCTGCAACTGCTGTTAAAGTCGCTGCTGTCACGATACTTGATTGCCAAGCAATACTAGCAAAACCTGTAGCTGTACCATTATTAGCTAAAGTTGCGCCAGCAGGAATTGTTATTGTATCACCAGAAGCTCCGATAGTAATAGTATTAGCATTTTCGTTGATAATATTATTACCGTCTTGATCTTGAACTGTATTTACTTTAATTATACTACTCATTTAATTCCCATTGTTTTGTTTCTTCGTTCCAAATATAATAATTATTATTATCTATTTGTTCTTGTGTCAATTCTGGTTTAGCAACTGGTGCATCCCATAAACAAGTTTCTTCATTTAATATCCAACTATTAAAAGGTTTAGGTGGAATAAAAGCATCTCTTGTTTGATCATAAGTAAAACCTACACCTGCATAATTTTTTCTAATATTTCCATTATAAGAAGTTTGTTTCCAAACATCTCTAGTTTTGTAAAGAGTATTTAAGAAATCTACACCAGCTTGTTCTGTAGTTGCAATATCATTTGATACTACGTGAACTGTTAAAACTATATTTCCTTTTCCTAATTTTGCAAAATGAGCCATTATGCTGTGTAACTCCCATCTCCATTAAATATCATTATTGTATCTGAACCATTAGTGCTTATAGTTGGTGAACCTGATGTAGTGCCTGAATAACTTGCTGTTGGAACTCTTAAAATAACGACACCACTACCTCCTGCACCTGATATATATGGACCAGGAAAATTCCAAATACCACCTCCACCACTACCAGTATTTGCAGTTCCAGGATTTCCATTTGCACTTGTATTTGTAGAACCAGCACCTCCACCACCTGCTCCTCCTGGTGAACTAGTATAAGGACTTGATGCTGTATGAGATCCACCTCCACCTCCTCTTGTGACTGATGAGCCTGTAATTGTAGAAGCAACACCAGCACCACCAGCACCAGGATTAGCACTTGTAGAATTTACTCCAACAGCTCCAGCACCTCCACCACCAGTACCTGTTGATACTGATCCAGCAGCACTTCCACCAGCATAACCTTGATTAGTTGTTCCTGCGGCTCCAGCCAATCCAGCGGGAGAACCTCCAGCACCTCCACCACCTGACCCACCTGTTGAAGCACCATAAGATGGTTGATTATAATTTCCACCTCTACCGCCACCAATAGTAGTAATATCTGTTATATCTGAACCTGAAATAGATGAAGCAACACCTTCATTTGCAGGAGTAGTGACTCCATTAATACCAGCACCCCCACCACCGACTGTAATTGTATAAACTGTTCCTGAATTAAAAGTTAAAGCTGTTTCAGAAGAACCTCCACCACCAGAAGTTTCACTATTAAAAGAAGCTCTATAACCACCAGCTCCACCACCACCACCTTGATCATATCCACCAGCTCCACCACCAGCTATAACTAAAAAATCTGCTGCATAAGGACCAGCAACAAATGCATCTGAACTATTTCCTGTATCTGTTATTATCCAACCTTTTGTTGAATCTACAAAAACAATTGTTAATGCAGCTCCCTCTTGATTTATTACAAAATCATCAGTTGATCCTTCTATTTTATCTGAACCATTTTGTTTTAATATAATATTGTTTGTGTCTGCTGTATTTGCATAATCTGCTACTGCAACGACATCACCAGCACTCCCCGCTGGTAGTGTTACATCTATTTCACCACTTGTAGTATTTACAAAATATCCTTCACCAGCTACTGCTGTAAAGTCTCCTGTCTTAACTGTTGTTATCCACGATGCTGAACCTGTTGCACCAAAGTTTACTGCCGTACCTTGGTTATTAATTGTTGCACCTGAAGGAATAGTTATAGTATCTCCACTATCTCCTAGCTGTACACCTGTGCCGGATCGTGGGCTAATTTTATTTACTTTTACTTCACTCATTATGCTCCACTTGGTTTAGTTGGAAATACAACTGCATCTACTTCGTTTGCAGTAGTAAGTCCATTAGTTAGGTCTCTTAAATCTTTTCTATATTTAATTTGTTCTGCTGACATAGTATTATCAGAAGCTCCCCACCAATCTGTTTCTGCTAATAGTCTATTTCTTTTTGTTCTTAAATCTAAAATTTTTCTATCAAATGCACCATCTTGATATGCTTGTACTCTTGCATCGTGTTCTGATTGTTCTTCGACTGATAAATCTACTTCAGCAACAACTCCTGTTTTTAAATCTAATAATTTTTTTTTTGTCATAATTTTATTGGTACATTATCTGTACGTTTCCCCCGTCTGCATTTGTTCCACCTGCATTAAATATTTTTAATTTTGTTAATTCGCCTGAAAGTATTTTTTGACCTGAACCCATTCTAACATATTCTCCCACATCATTTGCCCAATAACCCATAACCCACCTATTACCACCTACGTGATTTAAAGATAAATTTCCATTCCAATAATCTGTACCACTAAATCCATAAGCTAAAATATATCCACTCGTTGATGCTGTTGCTCCCATATCTCCAGCACTAACACCTCTATAAAAATCTACTGATTGATAACCTGATGTTTCATATCCACCACTATCGCCAATTTGCATTGAGATATTTCCAGGGCTTCCTGCCCATTGTAATCCATATGATTTTAAAACTATTGAATTTGTTCCTGAAGGTATATTATCAAATTCAACACTTGCACCTGAAGGTGTTAAAACTGCTGATTGAGTATAACCACCTCCAGCTTCAGCATAAGTTTGATCTCCTCTTAAAAATGTAGAAGATGAAGCTGTACCAGAACCTAATCTAGCTGTTGCAATAGTTCCTGCTGTAATTTTACTAGCATTTAAATCAGGTATTCTAGCATCTGCAAGTGTACCTGAACTAATTGCAGAAGCTGGAATACCTGTAACTGTTCCTGCATTAGCTAAAGTTACACCTGAAGGAATACTAACTGTATCTCCAGACGTACCTAAAGTTAAGGTTGTGCCTGATTGCGGATCTACCTGATCTACTTCTACTTTACTCATTATACTATTACCAATGTCCCTGTTACTGTTATTGTATTAGTAAAAGTTACTGGACCAGCGAGAACCGCTGACTCAATAACCATATCTTTATTGTCAAGCGTTTCCGCGTGTGTATAAATTTGTTCTGCGCCCGGTTTGTTACCGATATATATTGTATTGTATAAACTATCCATTTATCCTCCTATGCACTTATTGAATCAACAACGCTAACATAAACATCAGCACTTGTTGCAGTATCTGACTCTACTTTTAGTATGTCAGTATTCTGCATTACAAATTTAGCTCCACCTGAAACAAGCTCTACGGCACTGTTTGGTGGAATGCTTAAATCTTTACAAATGTATCTGTTAGTTGAACCTCCAACTGCTACAAATACATCTATTAAAATTGCTGAAGTTACTATGTTTGCAATTCTGATTCCAATTACTGCATCATTTGAATTTGCTGTAAATACTGTACCCGCACTATTAGTTGCTTGTACTGCATATCTAGTAAAATCTTGTGCCATATTTTTCTCCTTATAAAGCTATGGCCATTGCCACGCTAAATCCATTGCTTGCTGCTCCTACCGGTACACCATTTGCATCTAGATACACTGCCTTACTTGCAGGTAATGTACAAAATACTTCTGTGCTGTTTCCAGTAAAATTTACTAAGTTGTCAGAATTAGAACTAGAGATAACTTCTGTTCGTGCAAGATTTGCACTTGTTCCATCTAAAGTTCCACGACCGACTTCAAAATTGTTTGTAGCATTTTCATAAGCGGCGTAATAAGTTTCATTACTATTTCCAATACCAACTGCAAAAGTTTCAAAACCTTGCGCTGCTGCACCAAGTGCAAATGCACCTGTACCTGATGTGGTAGTAGTTACTTTAACTCTGTCATTTAATACTAACGCCATTTATTTTTTACTCCTATTACGATGTTATACTTAACAATGCATCTGAACCAGCAGGTGAACCTGTAGCCGGATCTGGAAATGTAACTGTAAAAGTTCCATTCGAACATGAAAAGTCTGCTGTAAAATCTAAAACTACAACTAACAAATCATCAGCAGGAGTTCCAGTATTTTTATAAATAGCTGCTCCTCTAGCTGTAAAAGTTGCAGGTGTTCCTGAACCCCAAACTGGGTTAGTAGAAAAATCTACTGTTGCAACGTTTGTTTGATTTGCAACTGTTCCTGTAACTAATGATAGTGCTGAATATTGAGTTCCGCCTGTTGTAGCAACTTCATAATTAGGTGCTCCTCCACCAGAGGGACCTGTTAATGCAATTGTACTTGCTGTAGTGTATGCTCCAACATTACCACCATTATTTGTGTACAGCGAAATTTTATATCCAGCTGATCCACCAGAAGTAGTTGTAAAGTTATGATTTCCTTTAAACAATTCTTGTGCGAATGAATAAGGTACTATATTTGCCATTTTATTTTTTCTCCTTAATTATTAATAACTCGATGGTGACTCGGATTTAAGTTGAGTACGAATAACTCCATCTTGATATTCGTCTCGGCGTCTTCGACCTTGTTGTTCAATCGCATACGACATCAGAGCTTTTTCATAAGCTTGATTATAGTATTGTATCATATCTTGAGGTCCTTTCAAGTATCCATATGCATTTACCAGACAACCATATAAAAGTAAATCTTGATATTTATTTGATAAATAAGTTCCATTTGTAGCTGCTGGAGCAGCCGTAGGATTAGTTGTATCTGTTATACTTACTGGTTCTTTATTATAAGCTAATGTAATTTTGTAAGTTTTATCAGGTGTTGGAGCAATCACCCAAAATTCTGTATCCCAGTTACCATAATATCTTGGTATTCCTACAGCTTGTGTACTAGGTGTAGCGTAGTATTCAGCCATAAAACTAGTGTCTCTTTGCTCTAAATAAAATTGATCACCTTCAGTATTAGTTAATTGAACATATCTAATAAATCTTAAATCAGAAGGTATAGTTACATATCTATTTTCTCTAATAGTATTTGAAGTTGCATAATGTCTGTCTTCATCAGAATCTACTTCTCTATAAATTTTGTTTTCTGCATTTTTAATAATAGGATTAAGAATAGCAGAACTGAATACAGTGCTGTCTACTTCTGTGTAGTTTCTAATATCATTTTCTAAATTTGCTAATGTGTATGCCATATTATAATGCCTTTAATGTTACGGGCCCTGCAGAACAAGCTGGACCTCCTCCTTGTATATTACCTGTCGTTGCATTGCTAGTGCTAGTTATATAAAAATAACTTATTGGATTTGTTAAAGAATCAGTTGTTGTAGCTCCTGTAACATTTCCAGAAGAATCTATTTGTCCT